CTGTTGGAGACCATCCCTGCTGAGGAACGAAACACCGACAGCGTGGTCTTCACCCGAAGTATACAATGGCTTAGGGACTTTCCAACAGAGCTAAAGGCAACCCAAAAGGACGTTTTACGCGATGCAGTCTGCAGGACCTTTAACATCTCACAGGAGGAACTTCTCAAGCATGTCTCACCTAAGATCAAGGAGGAAATCCGACCGGTACAAAACGGCCGGGACCCAAGCGAACTCGAACACGAACTGTGGAGGCTTATCCCCCGCGGTTTCTTCTACGACTATTGTGAGTACACCATCCATAGCGAAACACCCCTGGCGTTTCACCTCTTTACGTCTCTGTGTTGCGTCGGTAGTGTGGTTGGGCGTCGTGTTTGGTTCGATATGGGTGTCTACAAACTTTTTCCTAATCTTAGTGTGGTCCTTATTGCTCCTAGTGGTATTTGTCGTAAGACGACTGGAACGAACCTCGGCATCACAATGCTACAGGAGCTGGGTATCGTTAAGATATACAGCGAAAAGATGACACCAGAAGCACTTATCGATGCAATGCGCGACAGCGCCTCGGGGGTAATCTATGTCCCAGAACTGGCAGTGTTCCTTAACAAACAACGATACAATGAAGGCCTTGTTCCCTTGCTCACACGGCTCCTGGACAATCCGGATATCTGGGATTCGAGCACTATTAGCAGGGGGAAGGCCGGTCTCCGTGACGTTGCCCTGTCAATGCTTGGCGGGAGCACACTTGACTGGTTTGTGCGGGCAACTCCTGAAGATACATTTGGCGGTGGCTTCATCAACCGACTCATGCTGGTCGTACAAGAAGATACTGCCAGAGAGGAATCTATCCCCACGGTTCCTGATCCGGAGGTTCGTTCCAAGCTCCTCGTTAGACTTGCAAACTTCAAAGAGTTTTCAGGACAGATGTCGTTCCATCCGTCGGCGAGACAGTACTGGGACGAGTGGTATCACAGTCAGCGCGAGGTCTTTAAGAGAGCACCTGAAGAAGTTCTTACGAACTACGCGCAGCGGCGACCTGATCGATGTATCAAACTGGCGATGCTCATCCATATGGCGGGATGTCGTAACGGCGTTGTGTGTGAACGCTGTACCCGCGGAGCAATTGATCTGGTGCAGTGGACCGAAGGGTTCCTGCCGGACACCGTGCGACGTATGTTCCAGGCTGAAGCCGGAGTCCAAGCGGAGTTCGTCCTGAAGATGGTTGGAAAGCACGGAGGCATAATCGATCATAGTGTCCTGGTTCGTGCCGTAGAGTACAAGATGAATGCAGCCACCTTAAGGAACGTGCTTAATAGTCTGAAGGAGGGAGGTAGAATTAGGGAACAACACGATGCAACGGTACATTGTTATCTTACAACAGGGAGGTAAGGATGACTGAGATCAGTAGGGAGGAACGTGAGGTACTTGAGGTACTAGGTGCAAGAAGGAAGCCAGGTGAAACACTTATTACCTGTCCCTTAAAGTATGCGGTTGCTTCTGGCAGGCCGCTGACACACACCGAAGCCCTGCAGGCGCTTGTACCTGAGGATCGTTCACCTGCAAACGTTGAACAAGCGCAGAAGATGTTCACGTGTGTTCACGGAACCAAACTCAACTGGAAGGAGGCAAGGAAAGCGTTTGGACTTGGAGCCTAAACATGGAAGACTGGGATAGTATCGCACGCTCGTTAAACTTCGCCGATGAAAAAGATATGTGGACCAAACTTTACCCACGCTACAGTATCTCGAAACTGCACGACTTCCTGGGGTTTGGTGCCGCAACCATCCGGCGTCGGCTTGTCCTCTCGGATATTGACCGGCGCCCAAGGGGAGGTGCCCGACTCCGTGCAGAAGCCCAAAGGAAGCTGCTCATGATGGATCCACGTGTGGCCGTTTACGGACCCAGCCGTGATGCAGCGGTCCAGGCAAACCTTAATAGTGCAACGGTTTATCACTTCAGACTGTGGTACCACAAACTCGGAAAGGAGATGTACGAAAAATGAAATTCTGTGTGATTAGTCCAACGGCGGGACTTGAAAGATATGCGACCTTAAGCAGGCATCAATTCCCACTGGTACAGAACTTCAACGATCTGGTCTATCGGAAGTTCTATGAGGACAGGAGGGCTGCGGGTGATACCCTCATTCTTGACAACGGTGCATATGAAGGTTTCCCGTTTGACCAGTCACTGATGAGCGAAGCGATGAAAACCTGGCGGCCACAATACGTGATCTGTCCCGATGTGATAGGAGGGGACAGGGAGACCAACATCAGCAGTGCGTTTGTGTTCCGTGAGCGGTGGCGTAGCATCACGGATACAATTTGGATGGCGGTCATTCAACCAAACATGGACTGGCAGGACATCCTTGACTTTAAGGACGGCGGTTTTCGTGCTTTTGGACTGCCCCGATCCTTGATGAAAACCCACCCGCTTGAGCGGACACTTCGAGCATACAGAATTCGCTTAATGTTCCCTGACATCTACCTGCACGCGCTTGGAATGTCGGCAGGTGACCTGGGTGAATTCTGGGGGCTTCGTCACGCAGGAGTGAACAGTATCGATAGTTCGGCGCCTGTCTGGCGGGGCTGGCACGGACTCGGACTGGGCCCTGCAAGTCGGGAGAAGTGGAAGGAGATCGGACACCCTGTAGACTTCTCCGCACCCCCACCTGACCCGGGTGCGGACACACAAATCCTTGCTAACCTACTGGAGGTGGGACTTGAACCTAGGTGACATTGTAGAGAGTCAAGGCGCACCACATAGGTGTGTGCGGATATGTAGGCAGATCAGCCTCCGAAGGTACCCTGGAACCGAGGAGCTGTACACCCAGGAGGAGACCGTTCACGAGCTCAAGAATTGCCGGACAGGTCGGGTTACCTTTGTACTAACGGAGGTTTCGGTTCAGGACTTTGTCAACCCAGAAGGGGTCACTGATGTGACGGCATTCACCATAAAGGAGGATCATGGAACTTAAATTCATTCCGAATGGCCCGCGGCTTGCAGTAGAACCACATGAAGCAGAAACGATTGAGGAACGCAGGATGCGGGAGGTCGACCTTGAAATTCCGGATGCCTACCGAGAGAAGTACACGGCACTACCCCCAACCACCGGACTTGTGGTTGCTATTGGTGAGGTTGACTTCGACATCGGGGATATTGTGCTTTTTAGCCGACATGCTGGCACTTTGATCACCGTCCAAGGCCGGGCGCTTCTGATCCTAGAAGACAAGGAGGTCTTGGGTACCCTCGTGGAGATTCAAAGCCCCAACGAGGCGAACTCACCATAGGCCTTTTCGAACTCCTCACGGAGGTCCGTTCGGTAGTGCTTGTTCGGTACCATGGCACCCTCACAGATTCGGTAGCCGTTTTCCATCGACTCACGTGGGCTTAGTGCAATCCCTGAAGCCGAAACAATAGCACCGTAACCTCCCGAGCTCACGAAGTGTTTGGTCACAGGGTCTTCCATCACCTCGTAGAAGTAACATGAGGGGAGGTCCTCACGCTTAAAGCCACGGAGGGGAACACCCGGTCCGCTGGGATGTTCCTCATCCGGACTGGGAGGTATACTAAGACGGAGGGCGCCTGCGAAACGGTTCTCGATGATGTCCAGACCCTCACCTTCAGGCCATTGACCACGTGCGAAGTCGCTCAGGACCTTGCTGAAGTTACCCTTGTAGAGCCGCAGGAAAGCGCTGATTGCATCGTAACCAAACCGCCCGATAGTCCACTCAAGTCCCCAGTGACCCTCTCGGTTGACAATCATATTCAGGTCGATGGCACCGATGTAACCGTTCTCGACACAGACACGTTCAGCCAGGCCGATACCGCGCTGAACCGTTTCACACTGTTTCGTTTCCATCCAGACTACGTTACCTGCACAACCGGTGCTGACTCCAAGATCGCTGTCTGAGTACCGCTTCTTCTCGAGGGTGTGATTAAAGGGGGGTACAAAGCGACGCCCGTCACACCAAGCCTCCGTGGACACCGCAAGCCCCTCCTTGTACTCCTGAAGCTCGAAGGTGATGGGCTCACCTTTGAGGGCTAGTTTCAGGTAGTCAAAGTATTGGATCATGTCTTCGACGTCAGTTGGGATGTAGGTCAGGTAAGATGGAATGTGACCGCTAGGCTTAAAACACCAGATCTTATCCTTGTGACTCCGACACCAAGCCTGACCTTCCTCCAGGCTGGTAAAGGTCCGATATTCCGGCACCCTGATTCCACACTCGGTCATCACTTCAATCCCATACTCCCTGTTCTCCTCCATCTGGTCAGCCCAAAAGGATCCGTTAAACACCGGATGGCCCTGCTGGCGGAGGCGTTCAGCCGTTTTGCCCCCGCCAGTGCTATCGAAGACCACCACGGTTTCCCCTGGGCGCGTGAGGAAGTTCTCCCATTTGTCCACACGAGGCACGATCCCGTTGTACATGAGCTTCTTGGGAAGGTGGGTTTCCCGTTTGATCCAAAGGGCGACTTCATTCCCTTCCTCTTGTACCCGATAGGCTACTCCTGCGCCGTCGCCATAGGAGCTAATAAAGAGGAAACGCACCGGTCGTACTCCTTCCAGTCCACGCCGAGAAGCCTGGACAGTGTGTATTCTGCTGCAAGTGCTGCGTTGTGTGCCCCGCTGTAAGGGGCGTCAAGATCGTCTGAGAAACAGTCGCCGCCGGCTTCAGGGTGAGTGAAATCATACTGGTCCACGGCCTCTTGGGTTACTCCCTCGAGCTTGCAAAGCATCGCCTCGTCGAGTTCGTGACGTGCAACCAGGAGGTTCATTCGCCAGTCACCTAGGTCACTGACCCGGATCCTAAGTGCATCAGGTCCTTCCCATTGCCAGTCGCCGATGGTTTCGTACCGCTGTTCACGATGTGGGATTGTTTCGATTAGGATCTTCAAAGTGTCTCCTTTCAGTAGTCTTGCGGGCAGCTGACTGTTCCAGGGATCTTTTGTGCGTGATTCCCGGAACTATCCGATGCGTTAGTTACAGCGTTCTTAATCGTCCACGTTTTGTTAGGTCCGGGATGCGGGTCGTTTACCGCACCCTTGATTGGTTTTGCGAGATCACTGCTTCCGCTTTGCTTCACCTCTGTTAACGACCTACTCATTGTGTTCCTCCTTTCTTAGGTGGTGATGTTCCGAACTCCTCCTCTAGGCTATCGATGAGGTCCTGGTCGGCATTAAGGTCCTTTAAGGGTTGAAATCCGAGCCATTCAAGTGGGTTCACTTCCTCACCATCCAGGACCTTCTTCGTGACTTTTGCGGTCCACCGAATGGCAGCACTCCCCGGTAGGAAGTTAAACGGGTACTCATAAAGTCCCCTACGTGCCTTACGCCCTTCAGGTGTATCACCTTCAAGTGCGTGAGCGCCCGCATCGATGATCGTCTTTGCGGTTTCGCTGAGTGGCAGGGCACCTATACCTGCAGCTCCATGATGCCAGAACCACTTGTGGGTGTCCACACCAAGGCGTTTGAAGACCTGGTCTTGAAGCGTGTAACTCGCAGCAGCCCAATAGGCGGCTGTTTTAAGTGCAGCCATACGGTAGGGATTCCTCACCTCCCTTTTACCGTACTCGGCACCCTGTTCGACTGAAGGGACGCTGTCCCAAGCAAAACGCTTACCCATCCTCCAAAGGAATTCGCGGTAGTGGGCTGACCAGACGCCGTACATCCCGAACAGCCTACCTGCACCGGTCCTGAGAAGTCCTGGTTGGGTACCGGTACGGTAGGGCCATTGGGTCAGGTCCACGTAGTCACGTGCGGTCTTATGGACCAGTTCCTCGAGCCGATCCTTAAAGTCAAGCTTGGCGGTTGCTTCGACCTTAGATCGCTGATCCTCCATACGTTTGACCACGGCGTCGTGTCGTTTAAGTTGTTTCTCTGCGTCTTCTAGTTCGGTCCGGTAAGCGTTCCTCTCGCTTTGAGTGCCTGCCTTTTCCATCCTTAACCTGAGCTGTTCGGCTTTTCCTGCCAGGGTGTTACGTCCACCCTCCTGTTCCGCCCGAAACTTCGTAAGGGTGCGATCATAAGCCGCAAGGTCCTCACTGAGCCAGGGCTTTAGAAGTTCCCGCTTGTACTGTGCGATCCTCATCTCATCGAAGAACCACAGTCCGCTGTCGATGATCGCCTTGTCGAGATCGCCACCTCCGTGACCCACGGCTCCACCGTAACCTCCCCCAAACCACTTTGTGAAGGCATCGAGGGCGCGTTGACGCTGACCAAGGAAGGCCACAGACCTATCGATGTTGTGTGCACCACTGTTCATTGATAGGAGACGTTCAAGGAAAGGTTTGACACGTTGCGGAGGGATCTCATCAGAGACATCCCCGAACATATCACCGATGTTACCGCGGTTTAGGAGGACACCGTGTTGACCCGGGAGCTTTCGTAGGTCTGCATCTGCAAACGCACGGATCCCTTTTGCGAAGTACTCCGGACCCAAGGTCGGGAAGTTAGTCAGGAAACCCTGAGATGCATCACGCACCCAGACTACCGGTCGAAAGGCCAGGCCGGCGCTGTAGTGTAGCATGATGTAATAATTCCAGAAGTTGTAACCTGGGGTGTCGATCTTCGGGATCTTCCAACCTTCAGGCATCACTTTGTTGATGCTTTCGATCTTGTCGTTCATGTGTTGAAACAGCCCGCTTGCAAGTTGGTTCATTAAGGTTCGGGTAATGTCGGGTTTCCGGTCCATGTAGTCAAGGTAGTTCCTGAGTGAACGTACAGGAGGACCTAGGAGGCTCTTTTTGTCTTTGTCCCGTAGCTTGAGCATCTCCCTAGCATCGAACAGGTCTTTTTCCATTAGTTTGTCGCGGATACCGAGTTGCAGTGCACGGTAGGCAAAACGCCCGATATGACCCTCTTCAGGACGGAGGTCCTCGTCCACTCGGATGTGTTTCTCGAAGAACCCGGCTTGAGAGGTATCTCCCTTTTTACGGACTCCCCATACTTTGTCTGCATCGAAACCGTGACCGCGGAGGCGCTCGCCTTCGTTCTGGAGATACTGCACGAGATCGACACGACCACCCGTCATCTCCTTCGCTTCGGTGTTTAGCCAGCTCTCAAGACCTTTAAGGTGACCCACCTGCTCGGGAGTGAACTGATACAGCTGCTCGAGCTTCTGGCGGTCGAACCCACTGCTGTGTGCAAGCCAACGGGTAATCTCATGTCCTTGTTTAGGCTCGAAATTCTTGTAGAACTCGAATAGTTTAGTCCCCATCTGGTGGCTTTGGGTCTCGTAGTCACGCTGTTTGTCGAAGATCTTGGAGAATGTTTCGTACAGCGGGATGTACTTCCCCTCACCAACATAACGTTTGTTCAGGCTGATATGGAGATCGTTTAACCACTGAAAGGGTGGACGAACCCAATCAGAGACTACAAAATGTGCCAGAGCGTCCAGTCCACCTTCAGGGAGGGCCTCAGGGCTGGGGAGGTCGCTTGGATCGGTGGTGAACGGTTCGTGGCCATCCGGGACGATAGGGTTGATTGAACCGCGGGTAACCGTCTCGAAGATTCCTCCCATGTTAGGCCCGGCGATGTAAGGGTCATACTTAAGGTAGTGATTGAAGGCTTCGTGCATGTCGGAAAACGTTTGGACCCTGCCTTGGTTGTGCACCGTTACCGAACCATCCGGGTTGATATCGATCGCGTCGAACGTCTCCCCTTGGCGAGCGGCTGCCCGGCGGAAAGCGCCCTCACGTCCACGGTCAGTCCTGACACCGATGTCAAACCCCATGCCTTTCATCGAACGCCCAATAGCGCTGTCAGGCATCCTCCCGGAACGCTCACGCATCTGAGCAGCCACCTCGTTTGCCATATCGAGAACCGAACGCATGTCGGTATCCGCTTCTGCAAGTTTGGTGAGCATGTCCATGTCACCGGTATGGATGGCTTCGAAGGCGTGGGCAACTGCCTCCTCTGCCCTAAGGGTACGGGGGTAGTTATGGTACCGGTTACCGATGTACTTACTGTCTGCGATTTCGTTGATCACCTTTAGATTGGGATCGCTCATCAGGCGGTGGTAGGTTTGGAAGTTGAACAGGTTGTCATGGACAAGCTCGTGAAAGACACTCCCAGGACTTGCAAGCTCCGTTGTGACAATCAAGGGGTAGTCCTTTGGAAGTCCAGGGACCTCATATCCCCAGAAACTCTTCTGGCTGCCTGGTTGCATGTAGAACGCGGAGGTGCCACCACTTCGCTTTCCGATGTCACCCTTTGACATGTTCAGGTAGGCGGGCCTACCCCGTCGCATCTGCGCTTCGGCGACGGCTGCGGATCCACGTACCCTGGGATACTTTGCGCTGTAGTCAAGGAAACTATCGATCTCCTTTGGATCGATACCGAACGCACGACCCAGGACTCTGTGTTCATCCGGGTTGAGCGGTTGATACTTCCAGGGTTCACGCTGACTTAGGATATCCCGTTCGTACAGCTTTGCGACGCGGTCTACAGCACTTTGGTCCATCCCTTCCTTGAAGTAGAGGAGCTCGGCTCGACCAGGTTCCCAACCCGGAAGCGCCTTAACGCTGTAACCTTTTCGCGCAAGTGAACCAACTGCCATCCGAGCTTCTGCAGGGTTCTTGATGTCTTCGATGCTACCGAACAGTTTGCCGCCGCCGAACAGTTTGGTGATCAGACCCTTCGGTGCATCAGGTACCTTGTGGAGCTGATCTGCAACCGGAGTTTCACCTGCAGGGTAGACCGGGAAGGTCACATGTCCGTGTCGATTAAGGAGTTCCTGCATGTTATCGCTACTTCCAAGAACCTTACCCTTTTGGTTGGTGGCGACAAACTGCCCTGTGGTACCTCCCTCTGCAACGCTGAACCGAATCTGTTCGGCCGGATTGGGCGGCTGTGCAGGACTTCCACGTCGCTTAATCCTGCTGATCTCCTCGGATTTTGCTACTGCAAGTGGTCTGAGCTGAGACTTTAGGTCCTCGGGTACTTCGGGAGCACGAAGTACGCTTTCGATTGCACTCGGATACTTTTCAATCAGGTTCCTGAGCGCACGATCACGAGTCATCAAACCGGGGACACCCGTACCCGAAAGGTACTGTGTGGTTTCGATGAACTCCATCTCCTCTTCGTGCTTTAGACCTGCGGCGTTTCGCCAACGCTGCCTGCTTTCGGCCTCCTCAGGGGTTGCCGGACCCTGAATACTCTCCTTGTAGATCCCTCGGACCACAACATCCCAGATGTTCTTACTCGCTGGCTCACCTGGTGGGTTACCCCTTGCTCCCGTAGCATCTGCGATGTAACCGAGGAGTCCGCTTCGTTCATACGCCGGTTTGGAAATACCTGCAGGACGTGTGCTGTTACGGATATCGCTTGCAAACTGCATCAGGATGTCGCGGTCCGTCTGGTTAAAAACAGCGGTCCCTTCACCTCCAACCGATCTGAACTCCATGTCTGGGATCTGCTTGATCATGTTGATCACGGTAGGGAGCTCGGTGTTATCTGCATCTGTGAGTTGCTGGAGATGCTTGATCAGGTACTGAGGAGTTGTGTTACGGCCTTGAGGGACACCCGGCCAGGGCCGCTGGAGCTTTTCGAAGGTGTCCCGAACCACGCTTTTAGGGGTTGTGAAGGGCCAGAGGGCTTCACCAAACGCACCAGGTTCGCTTTCAGGGGTGAGGGGTGGACGTTCCTCCAGTTTTGGGAGTGAGGGTGGTGCAGGTTCTGCGACTACATGTACCTGGACTTTATCCGCACCGTGAGGTTCTGCAGGGACTCCGCTGGCGGTCAGATCGTCTGCAACCTTCTGTGCGCTGCCGGGAGTGACACGAATGAGGGTCTTGATCCTTGACTTCCGGGCAATCTCCTCACCTAAGATTCCTTGAAACCGAAGTGCGTCCTTAAGCGACCTTGGGCTGTGTTGAATCTCCTGGACGTTAAGTCCTTGGAAGGCAGACTTTTCGAGGAGGTCAAGTGCAGCCACACGTTCGTTACCCGGAACGATCTGTTGGTGACGAATGTTTCCATCCGGCATTATGCTACGTACCCAAACGCCCTTGATGTTCTTGTTTGATACCACACTGATTGGGCGGGCCTCACGCTTCGCGCCCTCCATCCCTTGTGCCATCTCGGTGGAGATCTCCTTCTCGGCACGCGGGTCGATCTTGTTACCGAGTGCAAGGTGCTGCATTAGTTCATCGGCTGGGGTGTCGACTCCAGCTCGAAGCAGGCGGTTTTGGAGTGAGCGGAGGATACCGTACCCTGCAAGACTTGTACCGGCTGTCAGTCCGGCTCCCCAGGTTGCACCTTTTATCCCTTCATGCCAACGCTGTCCGGGATCCGCACCTGCTGCACTCATGGCACCTTGGAGGGCACCCACACCCAGGGTGTTCCGGATGATGTTACCGACGGTACCGAAATCCTTTGTTTCCTCAAGGATCTTCAGTGCAGGTCCACCAGTCAGCTCCCAGAGTGCTAGTTGAGGTACCTGGTTTGCAACGGTGTCCGACACCCCAAGGCGTTCACGTGGACTCAAGGATAAGACTTTGAAGGGAAGTCCACCTACAGCAGGTAAGGGGAAGTACTCCGTTCCCTTTTCACGTGAGTAGATGTTACCTAGCTTGTCACGGTACCGCTGGAGGTTGTTAACATGACCCGTTAGCCAGTCGAGGGTTCGAGCACCGCGTTCACTGGTAGGTTCACCGATTAACTTAAGCCCGTTGATGGTCTGCTCCAGCATACCTTGAAGGACAGAGGCACCTGCATGAGCTGCCTCGAGATGGCGAATGGATTGACCGTCAAGGTGGGCTGTACGTGTTGTATTCGCCATGAAAACGCCGCGGTACTTACCTACGTCCTGTGGCCTCAACCGAGGTTTAACGACGCTGTCGAAGTACTCGCTACGCTTCTGGTTGTAGGTATCAAGATCAACGTCCTGAAGCCCAGCTGCGATTTGTGACCAAGCGCCCATGGTTTACTGTCCTTGAATGTGCTTCCAGGTTTCGGGGTCAACCCCTTCAGGTGGACCGGTTTGAGAAGGAATGCTCACTCCACCCGGGAAGTCTAGGGTTGGTGTCCCAAGCCCGAGGAAGTGACTGACGACCTCGACTGGAATCTTAAGTTCGTCCGCTGCCGCTTTAACAACCTTAACCTTTTCGTCCGCGTTCTTTGTGCTTGACAGTGCCATCTTGTAAAACGCCAGACGCTCCTGTGTGGTCTTGTCCTTGAGCTTTTCCTGAACACTAGGTGTCTTGATTGCATTCAGATAGTCAGTCTGTGCCTTTTCCTCCGTGGTAAGGGCCTCCATATGTTCAGTTGCTGCCTTGTGTTGAGCCTGTGCCTGCTCAACAGTTGGCATACGTTTAATGTTCTCGTTGATCTGTTTCAACTCGGCTGCTTGAGTCGCAAGCTCAGCCTGAGTACGTTGCCTTTCGAGCTCCGCGCTGAGCGGCTTGCGGTTTTTGACAGCGAGGTCGGGGTGCTGAGTTTCAAGTAGGGCCGTTGAAAGGTCCGTGCCGTATTCCCGACTGTACTCAATCGCAGTCTGGAGGTCCTGACGACCATATCCCATCTTGATGTCAGGTAGGGGCGCACCTGTAAGTGCTGATTGTTTAACCCCCTCCACAATCTTCGCGACGTTCTGCGGACCGCCGTATTGCTTCACAGCTTCGGGGTCAGCCAGAATGTTCATCGTCATCTTGGCCCAGTCCATTTGTCCGCTTTCCTGAAGCTCCTTCATTTTCAGGACGCCCTTTAGTTGGTCAGGCGTCAAGTCTTGCTCTGCAAGGTGCTGCATGATGTCCAAGCGCGGATCTGCGAAGCCCTCCACCTGACCCTGCCTAACGGTTTGCATGATCTTGTAAGGGTCCTTAGAGGCGAAGGCCTCACCGACTTGTTTCCTCCAAGCCTGCTGGTCCTGGATCTCCTTGATCTTTGCCTGGGACTCTTGAAGCTGAGCCTGTGCCTGCTGCTGTTGGGCTTGGATCGTTGCCTGTTGCTGTGCTTGCATTGCACGGACGCTGTCCTCGGTCACCGGGATGTTGTAGCCCTGTTTGAGGGACTTGATCAGGGTTTTTGGATCTCCTCCAAGCCCCATCTGCATCAGTTTGATCTGGGTGTCGGCACTCTGCTGTGCCATCTGCTTCTTCTGGAGGTAGTAGTTCGAGATCGTGGTGGCGACGCTTTGCATTGCGTCACCCATCGCTTGACCAAATCCCTCCTTGTAGGGTAGGGCACCTGCAGGTACCGGACTGATGTTTACACCCATTAGACACCTCCGTAAGCTGATGGCGCGTTAAGATAAGGGTTGGTGGGAATTGGGAGAGCAGCGGGGTACTGCCAAATCGGCATTACGTTACCCGTAAGTGGGTTGAAACCAGTTGGGTTAGGCATCGGACTGCTGCCGGGAGGAATCACACTTGGTGTTCCGCTATCGCCACCCATCGACATCATACCTGCAGTACTAAGGAGACCAGCACCTGCTGATAGGAGACCCGGTGCACTTGAAGGTGCATAACCTGGTTGATAGAAAGCGCCAGAGGCCTGGGCGAGAAGGCCGGCCAGGCTGCTACCTGCGCTCATCGAGAGCTCCTCTTGTTGCATACCGAGTTTACCAAGAAGTTCGGTTCCTTGGGCAGCCACCTGACTCTTATAATCGATCAGTGCGTTTGCAAGAGGGGTGCTGTAACGAAGACCCATCGCGCCGAATTGCTCGGTGAGGTTGGCCTGACCCTCGCTGATATAACGTTGTTGGGCGGCTTGGATAGCAGACCAGACGTTCTGGAACTGTGGGCCTGCAGTCCCTTGTGCGATTCCTTGAAGGGTGTTGAGACCTGTGATACCGCCGCCTACGATGCCTCCTCCAGGAGAGATCCCGCCTTTGTTCAGGTTGCTTAGGGCGGTCAGACCAGCAAGACCACCACCTCCACGGTATGCACCCGCACCTGGAGGCTGACCAATAGAGGGACTGTTAGGTCCGCCTGGGTTACCGTACAGGAAAGCGTTTTGCAAAGGACCCATGGGAACGTTAGGGTTCCCATAGATGAACTGAGGTGGAGGTGTCTTTGTCGGACCCTTTACCGCTTCGTAAAGTCCGGTACCTGCAGTCACCGCTCCTGCAATTGCAATCGCTGCTAAGGGCATGTTAGTTCACTTTCTTGCGGCGTTCCCACTCATACCGCAGAATACCAAACAGGCTCACGTCATGGTAGTGTCCATCCTTGAGCCATGCTTTACGACAGCAGCCTTCGAAACGGTAACCTGCTGAGAGGGCGAAGGCAGCCGCACCCTTGTTGGTGTCTGGGACAAAGGTACTGAGACGGTTTAGTTTCCACTGGTCAAAGGCAAGAGAGAAGATTTCGTGCATTGCCTGGCGTTTTAGAGGTGCCACTTCACGCATGGGCGCCCAGATGGCGTGGTGTACCGCAGCTTCTACGGGGTAACGTATGTTTGCAAAGACCACAATGCCAACGGTACTGATCCGGAAAACCTTTGTCGTGGGCATTTGGAGCGCGAGGATCCACATGTCAACCCGATCCTTTGTTAGATCATCCCAGGTATAGTCCAAGTCCTTGATGTGATTCCAGATGTCCTCCATCTCCATCTGGTCGGTCACATCCACCTCCTTTAGGAGATGAACAGGGTGTAGGTTACGCTCCCGCCCGCGCACTTCAGAAATATCTGTGATTTGTTCCAAGGTGTACCTCCTGTGCTACTGTATATGGTTGCAGAACCTCCAAGGGACCAAACGAGAAATCCGGTGGGGATATACCCAAGGTTGTGAGTTACTGCGAATTCAGCACCACCGCTTGGGGTCGTGCCAGTTGCCCAAGCGCCCTTCATGTTGACGGTTCCGATTGTTGGGCTACCGAATTCAAGCCCACCGTTGACGACTCGACGGACAAGTCGCCAGGTTACAAGGAAACGCTGAAGCCACTTCGGTACGTCCTCGATAACGGGTTCTAGGTTAGGTATTTTCAAACGCTTCTCCACCTTCAGCTTCGTCGAGGTCCAGGGCGATGATTTGAAGCGGACCGGTTGGAATGCTAACAGAGACTTGGATGAACTCACCTTCCAGGGTATCGAAGTCAGACCATTCGCGAGCAGGACCTTCTTGAGAACTTGTACCGAAACCGTTCAGGGTGATCTGTTTCGTGCTTGATACTAGCTGCCCCTTGATAAAAGCGCTCACGGTCACCATTGCAGTAACCTGATTGACCTGATTCGTTGGATTGTATACATAGACGATACCCAGGCGGTTTGGAGTTTTACGCGTGCCTCCCAGATCCTGCCAGTGCCAGATTGTAGTGAAGGTCGCAACCTGTTCACACATTAGGTCACCTGAAGGATCACACAGAAAGCTTGGGCGGTTTGTACCGTCAGCCCCCGCGATCACAAAAAGGCCCTGGTTCCCTTGGACGTTGAAGACCGATGTCATGTGGTTACCATCCCGAGGCAGGTTGGGGTAAAGGTACTGCTACCTACCTGCCAGGTGACCCAACTGCTTGTTTTGACGTTACAGACCCAGATCTGGCTTCCGATGACGAGGACGTAGAAGAGGCGTTTCACCTCACCGCCTTCACTGAAAAAGGGTACCAGGGAGGAGAAGTAAACGATCCCGCGACCTTCAAGCGCTTGGGAGAGTGCACTGTTCGCAATTCCGCCGATACCACTGAAACGTGTTCCGTCGAAGAGGTAGACGTCATCCGAGCTTACAAAGGCACATGTGGATCCGAACACTGCAAGAGTGCCGATGTACCGGACCCCAACTCCCTGAGGTGCGTTACTGAGCGGTTCGAAACTGAACGGTGACTGACCGTTCCCGGTGGGCGCCATGATTGTCATACCGTTCTCACGGAACACGTAACCGTAGTAGTTCAGGGTTGCGTATCCATTGATGCCATCCCAGCAGTCAACCAGGTCCGAAAGCCCTGAGCTAAAGCTGGTGTAGTCGGTAGGGTCACCGCTTCCACTCCAACGGACACGGTAAGGGTAGATGGTTCCACTTTCGTTGGTGTAGCATCCGATTAGGTGACTATCGAGGCTCCCGAGGTATCTGGCGCCGAAGACGTTGGTGTCCACACCCAGGGTGCTGGAACCATCGGTAACCAGGATTTGTTGACCTCCGTCACCGCTAAAGTGCACCTTACGATACATCCCGACGGCGCTTGCAGGGAAGTTGATCGGTGCAAGAGTACTGATTAGGTTGAAGGTTACGGTGACAGGAAGGCTGCTTGTGTTAAAGGTCAGGTAGTACAGGTTAGTCCCTGAGATATAGTACGAATGCCAGTTGTTGTTAATATCCTGGAAGTTACCTACAAGGAGGGGGTAACTGCCGTCAGCCTGACCCATGCTCAGGAAACGGTTTCTGCTCTGGAGGTATCCGTCGATTTCGAGCCAGTTCGAGCATGCCTGCATAGCGTTAGCTGGGACACCGGTAAAAGCCTGAGCGGTGAGTCCAGGCCAAGGACCTTGCATCAACGGACGGTGCCGATCACCTTGCGCCATAGGTACATTGTATCCTTACGGGGTCGAACGCATAGTCCTGATCGATACGTTCGGCTGTACGGCACATCTGCTTCTCCTTGATTAGTCCGGGATTGGTAGGATCCTTTGGGTCACCGTAGATCAGGGTACGTGCACGGTTGATTTTGTCGTTGTTCTGAAGGTAGATCCAACCTCGGAGCTCCGCTTCACGGTCCAGGATCTCAAGCCAGTCATCTGGCATCAGAAGCGGGGTTGTGTCCACATCGCTTTGGCTTGTCAGCGAGCTATCATAGACGATTTGAGGTTTCTGCCAGTAAAAGAGCATGATGGGGTAGGATCGGTCTGGGATCCGATCGAACCAAAGGTTGTAACCAAACCGTGCCCATTGACTCGGGCGCCCTGGACTGACAATCGTGGTACGAGTAATCACCTTGATGTTCTTAGGTCCCAGGAGGGGGTACCACCGGTTGTCGAATGTCGGGCTGATCATGACTTGTTTGATCGCACGCACGTCACCTGGAAACGGGATGTATTGTGTGATGTTGTCACCAGCACAAGCGGTAAAGAAGGGACCTACCTCCATGTCTTCAAAGTCGTAGTTGTTTCCAAGGTCGAGGTAGGACTCCATCAACCAATGATCGATCATCGGCCGGTTGTTGAAAGGTGACGGCAGGGTGCTTGACTTAACCGCCAGGTCCGCACGGTTACTTAGGTAAACCTGAACGATTCCACGTCGATCGCTTATGGTGTACATCCGCCTCCTTTAGAAGAAGATGTCTTCACTCTGCTGAAGTGCGTTTTCGACACCCAGTTCGGGCTGGTCCTCTGGCGTTTGGAGAATCTGTGCGATTGTGTTCGCCCGTCTCATCACATCGAGGTTGTCAACATCCCGTGGGCACTTTAAGATGCCCAGTTGGATTCTGAGCTGATGAAGTGGATACTCACGTCCACATACATCACATCTCCCCCAAGCAACTCCACGGATTCCAAGGTGGCGTGGCATCTATTTACTCACCCAAGCGCCTGCTGCACAAACATACAGGGTTGTCGTAGCACCGCCAGCTGAACTAGTTGCGAGAGCACCTGACTGACAGGCAGCTCCAGGCGCCCCACTAAGGAGAATCGTGCCTAAAATATTCGAGGCTGTGTTGATAGGTCCGGCTGGAGCACCAGAGGTGTCGTTATCCCCCCAGTTGATCAAACCTGCCAAACCGCCGGTTTGAAACAGACCGTAGGTTCCTGCGGGTGAGTTACGTATGGTATTACCGAAAAAGGAGAATGAACGATTCGCTCCTGCGTTTAGTGTGTAGACAGCTCCGCTTCCGCTACTGCCACAAGTGTAGAATGTGTTACCTGAGATGGAGAGTCCCTGCCAGACTGCACCTGATCCGCTGCCTACAAGCTGCATACAACCGTTGCCTGCATAGTTTGTAAGGGTTACCCCACTGATCGAAAGCCCGTGCATCACCGGATTTGTTGAGTTTGCATCGTTTATGTATAGGTAAGCACCGTTTAAGGTACCGCCGGTAACTGATACGTTAGAGAGCACGTGAGCGGTACCGCCACCGACGGCCAGGTAGATCCCGATACCGTGTTGAGTAGAAGAGATTACAGTGTTACCAACGGCTGAGATATCGGACACGTTGCCCGAGCTTGCCTCAACTTCAAGTCCGGCGTAGGTACTGGCATTCATGTTGAGTATGTTTTCGTTAAGTATGATTCCGGAAGCCCAGTTTACATCAATCATGATTTCGCCCGTGTTAGCGTTGTTTTGGGTTAGCATGTTACCGCTAACGACCGAACTGGTAACGTTGTTTCCGATTTCGATTCCAGCACCGGGAGTTGAACCCCAAACATTACCTATCCAGTTGTTTAGGACGGACACATAAGACGAGGTGGTTTCAACTAAGATGTTACAGTTAGCGCCGTCGTGAACGTAGTCGTTCTCGACACGAACGTAGCTTGAGTTGCTGATGGTTACCGGACAGTTACCTGGTCCAATGGTGTTGCTCTGACCGTCGATGTCCAGTCCCCGAATGTTGATGTTGGAAACATTAAGTACGTTAAAACAAACCGAACTTGCACCTGTGTTACAGATTAGGTGCGAGGATGATTTACCTTCGCCTTCAAAGGTTAAGTTGTTGCAGGACACCGTGATTCCCGTACCTACCGGATAGGTGCCGTGAGGAAAACGGATGACACCTCCACCAGCAGAGCAAGCTGCGCTTTGGGCGTTGTTAATGGAGGTAAGATCGTTGGTCGATCCGTTACCAACGGCACCGTAAGCCTTGACGTTGTAGACTTGGCCGCCGGTGTCTTGTATGGAACCTTTGACTGAACTTGCAACTAGAGGTCCGTTAACCGTAGCGCTACTTGCTGTGAGAGGTCCGTTAACCGTAACATTGTTAGTGGTCAACAAGGGCGTTTGGAAGTTTGCGATGTCCAGGCTATATGCATGAATGGTTGCCCACTTGGAGGTGTCCGTGCCAAGATTGAAAGCGTTATCCGCAGCCGGAAAGAGGTTGTTGGGGACTGAACCCGAAGGGATTACGAATTGAGGTTGCTGGACGTTAGGTGCACCCGTGGTGGGGTGCGAGAGGTCATAGGTAGGTCCGAAGATGTAGATACCTTGCCACACTTGGGTTTGGACCCCGTTTGGCTTAAAGACGACTTGGTAGACGGTACCCGCGGGAGTGATATTATCGTTGCCCCAAACCGTGCAGTTCACGTTAGGTGTCCCTGGGCTGCTCGGTAGGATTGGACACGTTACTGTGGTCGGGGCAATGACACTTGTGCCGACTACGCGGTACATATTGGAGGTGCTCTGTGGGATGATGTTGAATACAACAGTACCTTTAAGGGCTTGGTTACCTCCAGCGTCGCCGATGATACCGGTCACGTTACATTTCGAGGGGTCTGCGATGAACCGAACAGGTGTGAGACTTATTAGACAGATGAGAAAGGCTAGGATTCGTCGTTTCATACTGAGACCTCCTCGAGCTCTAGGATGAAGACATCACTCCGTTGGTTGGGGTAGCTGCCTCCAAGGGACTGATACCAGTCAGAGGTAAACACAAAGAAACGGCCGTTGGGGGAGATGTTCCCACGTGGACTGTTGTAGAAGTTACCGGTACCGGTGCTGTAGTGGTGGCCGTACCGCCGGACTTGGCCGGTGACGTGAGTTGACACAGTAAAGATTTCGTTGTCACCAGGCACGGTGGAAGTAGGAGGTCCCGGCCCTTTTGGGTTCCCTTGAAGGTTGTAACTGGAGATGTACAGTGGAGTCACATCACCTGCCAGGGCGCGGGTGCTGATATGGTAGTCACTCCACCAACCTGGGACGTTAGGCGGGATTGGGTTCATCAGGTCGAGATAGAGTGGGATGTTCCACAAAGGTGCCAGGATAAATTCAAAAGGTGTCTGGGTCAGGCGAGCACCGAAGTAGGTGTCGAAACCAAGGGCCGTGTGCCCCGAGATCGGAACATCCGGGCTGGGGGTCACGTTCTGGAATAGATTGGTACCAGGCCGCCAGAAGGCTCGAGCGTTATTTCCTGCACCGCTGCTACGAAGGGTGTCACCGTTCCGGCTGATCCGACAGTTGTGAATACCAAAAGGGAGCCAGTTAGGCACTTGGCCGGAACCACGTCCGCCAAACTCACTGAACTGACCTGTTTGGGTGTTCAGCCAGGTGAGACCTTCAATGGTATCCCAGACTAACAGTAGGGCGTTTTGATCCTGGCCCGGGCCCATGTTGCATGCTACACGATGCTCCCAGTAGTCCACCGTCAGACTGTTAAGGTACCAACGCGGGCTGACCGGTATTTGGAGTTCCTCGGTGAAGTCACGGAAGTCGATGATGAGTTTGTTGGTTCCGCTCTCGAGGTCCAGGCGACGAACCTGAAGGTCTTTTGTTCCGTATACCACACGTGGGCTGTGCTGGCTGAATTCAGGGCTGCCGAGGTTTAAGGGACCGAGACTTTGAGTCGTGAAGTCTACAGGATTGAAACTATAAAGGACGGTACCTCCACTCGAACGGTTGATAAGCGTGAAGAACTCACCGTCCAGGCTCCATGCCTCGGCTTCACTCGCAGAGAGTGTGCTTGCACCTGGATTGATGAAGCTGCCCTGATCAGTCACCCGTAAGATTCGGTTACCACAAAAGGGGTCGGAGATCCAGGAGTTAGCCACGCCGAGATCAGGTGCGTGGGCCGGATAGGGTACGATTTCATCACTTGTGATGTACGACATCCTTGTCTCCCTTCAGATGAATTCCCAGATGCGAACGGCTCCGCCGGCACCTAAGGAGCCGCTCAGTGCCGCGTGGGTAGTGCTGAAAACGAGACCGCCACCTCCGGAACCAAACCCGGCACCGGTAACCGCCCCTGCGACGCTTGAAGCCCGCCAGAAGATTGGGGTACCGCCACCCCACGGTCCTGGAGCTCCACCGCCGCTTGCGGCCAGGGTTCCGCTAACAACCACACCGTCGTGACCAGCCATGCCGCCTAGAGAGATGTCACCGGTACCTGCGGTTGCGGCTGCACCGCCGTTTGAGGATGCGGCTGTGGTGCCTGCAGCGGTTCCTGCCGCACCACCACCTCCACCGTTAGCAATTGGGTTGGAACCAAAGGAGGTTGCACCACCGTTGCCACCTGCACCACCGCTAGTTCCGGCTGCGCCACCACCTCCGATTGTTACCGTGTAGCTTGCAGCGGGGGAGCTTAACCAGCTCGCGCTGTAGCCGCCAGAGCCACCTCCGCCGGATACCGAGGCGTTAGAACTTGTTGCAGGAAGAGCACCTGAGCCGCCGCCACCACCGATCGCTTCGACGTAGAGTGCACGGATATCGCTGGTGAGAGTGTAGGTTTGACTCGAGGTGAGTGTAAAGATACGTTTGAGACGGTAACCACCTTTTACGAAAGCCGTGGTGGCAAGGGTTGTACTGTTGTCGGTTACGGCTGCTGTGGGAGCCGTGGGAGTGCCGGTAAGGGCTGGACTTGCCAAGGGTGCGTAGGAAGATAGGTTGCTTTTTACATAGGCTGTGGTTGCGACCGTTGTACTGTTGTCAGCTGTGGATGGAGTCGGAGACGTTGGTGTCCCGGTCAGTGCTGGACTTGCAAGTGGTGCCTTTGCTGCGAGGTCACCTACCAGTCCGGTCACTTGACTTTCAGCGATGTTAGGGATGTCAGAGGCCACGAGAAGACGGAAGGTAGGTAGACCTGTCGCTCCGTTAGGTGCTGCCCAGACACTGTTCGCCGCTTCGACAGCTTTGGTCAAGGTCAGGGTACCTGAACCCGTGACAGGTGATCCGGTGACGTTGAACTCCGCAGGAGCTGCAAGGCCCACGGAGGTAACAGTACCGAGACCGCTTCCGGTCAGGGCTGCCTGGACGAAGGCGGTGGTGGCAAGCCGGGTGGTGTTATCACCTAGGGTTGCTGTGGTCCCCGAAGGGGTTCCGGTAAAGGACGGGCTGGCAAGGGGTGCCTTTGCAGCAAGATCCGCTGTTAGACCGATCACACCGCTTTCGGGGATGGGTGGGACGTCCGTGGAGACGATTCCGCGAAAGGTTGGGGTTGCGAAAGCGCCGCTGACAGGTCCGGCGTAGAAGGTGCTCGGTGACTGAGGTGATGGTGGTGCACCTACCGCGATTGCAGATTGGACGAAGGATGTGGTGGCTAGACGGGTTCCGTTATCGGTGACAGGAGGTGTCGGGGCAGTTGGAATTCCGCTAAAAGCTGGGTTGGCAAGTGGTGCACGAGTCGAGAGGTCGGTGACCAGATTGTCAACCTGACTTTCAGAGATGTTCGGGATGTCCGTTCGGTTAAGTGCGCGAAAGGTTGGGGTTGCATTCCCTCCGCTAACCGGTCCTGCGTAGACGGTTCCGGCTGGTTCGGGTGCGGGTGGTGGAGGGAGGGAACCTGTGGTTGGATCGTAATCCCACCCGGTCCAGCTCACCGAGAGGGTGGGTGTACCGCCTTGAGGACCGAAACGCGTGGTACGTAAGCGGACGTAGGTGATCGACCACTGAAAGACGGCGCTTTGGCCACTGCCCGTGACCACCTGAGCTGGGATTAGGTCAGTCCAGTTAACGCCGTCTACAGACTTTTGAAGTCCTACCTGACAATCCTGGAGAGATCCTTGAAGGATCACCCAGCTAAGCTGGTGCCATTGAAGTCCGCTACCTGAAGTGTTGATCGCTACATCTTCTTCGATACCGGTGAAGTCGTGTCGGTGACTCGCTTGCATTAGAGGACGTCGACGATTACCTTTCCGGTGGTCGCTGGGGTCAGAGAGGCTAGGATCAGCCCGTGGACCCAGCCAAAGGCACCGGTACGAACCTCCTGGAGGTCAGCAGTACCTTTGAGGTTGATCACCATAGTACCTTCGAGGTTCTGGAGGGTGGCTACGTCCGTCGCTTGACCGTAACCAGTGAAGAAAACCTGAAGGATCTTTACTTCACGCGTCCAGACGGTCCCCGGGGTATCCAGGGACCATTGGCGCCCGTTTAGGATGTTCATGTTACCTCCTAGGACGGAGTTACGTTCTGTGTTGCTACCACCATCCAGAAACCGCTCATGCTGCGAAGCAGGCAGTTTGCACCCGCCTTTGCTGCAAAGGTTAGGGTATTTCCCGCACTGGTTCCGCCCCATAATAGTTTACCTGCGGGCGTTTTGACGGTGTGTGCGAAGGCAGTGGTTGAGACAACCCACAGCTCTTTTGCGTCGTCGCCTTCAGGCTGACCCGGCATTGTAGGGTCGGAAAGTCCGGGATCGGGAGTGACGAGAGTCGCCGCGTTGATCTGGGTGCTATCGATCACGGCGACTCCGGAATCAGAGAGGGCGTCCGCTGCACCCTTGTAGTGGTTGACGATGCCTTGGACCCCTCCGCCGTACGTTGTTGTTGGCATTATGGCCTCCTTTCAGGCTGCGGTTAAGGGTTCAGGTCAAGGTCCATTGCTGCCCGCGAAACCAGTCCAGTGAGTTGCTCCGGCCACAAAACGCGAGAAGATACTGTACTTTGCGCTCTTTGTGTCGAAGTCGTCCTGGCTTTCGGTTTCGGGACGTTGGCGCCAGTAAAACTTCAGACGGGTCTCTTCTTTTGCGGCACCGACAAAGAAGGGACCGGCTGCGGTGAGATAATGGAGGACGGCGGGTTCCAAGCGTCCCTGCATTACGTTCACCTCGTTGTTTCCGGTGTAGGGCTTGAACTGACTGTTCAGGATCTCACCGGCGATGAACTGCTTGTCGGGACTGTGCCACAGGTAACGGGGTACGCTGCGGACGTGGATGCCGACATCGTTGACCATCTTCTCGTAGAGGATGATCAGTTCCTGGAGGATAGTGGTGCTGATCGCACCGTCGGTTGCGGAACGGTTGCTATAGGTGCCACCACCCAGGAGAGGATGGGCCGTGTTACAGAGGGATACTCCATCGATGGTGACTGTGCTCGTAAACGCACCGTTAAGGACTGCTGCGGCGGTTGCCTCCACGAGTTCACGAAGGGACATTGTGAACGTCTGGGGAGTTTGGCTGATCGTGTTGTATTGGTCATCCTGCATCATTTCACGGGTGACCCGCCAGCCCATTCCGAAGCCGTTGGGGGTGTACCGAATGGAGCCGCCCTGGAGAGGGTCGAGATATTTGATCGGGGTTCCTTCCGGTTTGGTTGGCATCTTGCCGATTGTGCTGATGAGCTGATCCTCTTCATACGCACGGCTGGTGTCCTTGACGTTCATGTACAAGGAATATTCCTCCGGGTGCATTGCAAGCCAATTATACATAATCTCCATTAAACCTGGAGCTAGTAGTTGACTGAACGCCCCGCGTGTGGTTGTCATGCGTTCTCCTTTCCGAGGCAGATTTCGCGTTCGAGGTCGAGCTGTTCCATGAGGGTTAGCCGACCTTCGTGCATTCCTGGGTTGTCGTGACCTCGCTCGCCAATTGTCCGGATAAAGACACGCAGGATGTCTGCTTGACCTTTCTTTAGGACAAGGTAGGGATAGGCGGCGTCGAGGATATGTGTCACACGTTCCTTGCCAGTCCAGTAGGTACTCCAACACTGCTTCCTGCCTTGTTGAGTGAAGCTGCCACCCCAACGAGCCTGAAGCCAGTGATGAATTGGCATACCAGAGTTAGCGATTGAAACCTTAACGCGCCATCCGTAAGCATCCGTGTTAATCTGAAGGGAGCCTTCCCCATCGATTAACCCAGCGAGGTAGGCACGGTCGGTTTCGGTAGGTTCCATAGTGCCTCCTTACGCGCTGAGTTGTTGATTGGCTTTGTCAACTTTGAAGATGACTCGGCCGCCGTTGGTGGTACCAATAGGGTCGTATAGTTCCACGATTTCGGCTACTTGACCGCTGCCCACGCCTGCGGTACTGTCCAGGAACCAGATGCCCGTGGGAGTGCCAGAGCCTCCGGGTCCGGTGGTGTCCTTGGTCAGGCCCACTTTGCTCGTGACGTCAGCTTGAGCGAGGACGTGAGCGTTGTCGAGAGCGCCGAGGAACATCGTGTCGTCCACGGCGATGTCGGTACCGACCATACCGTCGATAATGGGGCCGCCGATTGCGATTACGACTGCGCCCGGTTGGTTAGGTACCTTTTGACCGGTGGTGATACCTCCTGGGGTACCGACCCCTGAGGTGGTGAGGTTGTGGGCAGGTTCCGTTGCGAACCCTGCGATTTTAGCCGTGTCAGCGGCGACCGCCGGGCTTTCGATCACGAAACCGGTTGCATCGATTTGGACTGCAGCACCCAGCTGAAATGTTTGAGTAGCCTTTTCCGCCAAGCGGCGCATGTTCGGTTGGTTGCCGCTCAGCGACTGGATGCTCGTGATAGGTACGAGATTGAGTGGGGTTACTCCAGCCATCCTTTATGTCTCCTTTTCGACCCCAAAGGTCGGGACTTGTGAGCGTGCCATCTCTTCGGTTAGACGTTCGATTGCGGCGTCTAGGTTCGTTTCGGATTTGAGGGCGTTCAGGTTCTGGATGGCTTCGTATTCTTCGGCGGGCATCCTGAGGAGGATAACGTCACCGACACGAAGGGAACCGTCTGCTTGGCGGTCTAGGCTGCCTTTGACGGTTGGATCCTTGTCTATCTCAAATCCGAGACTGTGATAGATCGCCATTTCATCCGGGTTGATGTTACCAAAGTAGTACGAGTAAGCTGGGTTTTTGTTTTCGAGGGCTACGCGACTGCGACGCATACGCTCGTGAACCGTTAGGTAGATCGTCTTGAGACGTTTGCGACGCTCATCGATGATTTCCTTTTCGCGAGCAGCTGTTAAGGCTGCAGCTTCCTTCTTTAGGTCATGTGCAGAATCCAAGGCTGGCCTCCTTCATTCATTTGGTTCCGGCGTTCGATCCATTTTTCACGAGTAAGGACACGCTGACCGCGTTCGTTGCTACCCCGTGCGTCGGATAGTTTACTGAACATTTCCTCTTCGAGAGCGGACATTGTCTTGTCCGGACCCGCTGCCGGAACCGCAGGGATTGTTGGACGTTCACCGCTTGGAGGACCGGGAACCGGAGTTGTGCGAGCTCGACTGACAAGTTCGTCCGTGTGACGGCCCTTTACGTTGAAATACACAGTTTCCCAAACCGCACTGCTCTTTCGTTCGGAAATCGGCATGTTGGCCATGATACCATCGATTTCCTGAACGAATTGCGTGAAGTCGGGGTGAGCGGACGCACAGATCAGGCGGGCGCCTTGGATGAGGGTCACTTCTTCCGGTTTGAGAGCTTGAGGAGCCGACGGAGCTGGCGGCGGTGAGGAGGACGCCGTCGCAACCGGTGCCTTCGGTACTGTCGGCTCCAAACCTAAAACGGTGTTCAGGAGACGGGTGTTCTCCGCCTGCAGGTCACGGTTTTGTTGCTGAAGTTCCTCGAGGGACGGTACCGGTGTCGACCCAGGTGTAGTAGTTGTCGGCGTTACCGTTGGTGCGCTTTCCGTTGCTGTGAACGGGCTTACTCCCATCCTTTTCCTCCTGCATAAGTGAGATTTGACTGTCTAGGATTGCGCCGAGATTGCTAAAGTAGCCTAGGGTCAGGGAACGGCCTTGCCAGACCCGAAGGGTTTCAATCGGTAAATTCACCTCCCGAAGTTGGTGGTCCACTTGCTGACGCAATAGCGCTAAGAGTTTGTGCCAGGGTGCTAAAGTCTGGATTTGTACCCATACCGTCCTGAGCTGTTGGAGGTCCGAGAGCGTTAGGAGGCCCCCCTGGCCCTGCGGGTCCTGAAGGTTGTCCATTTTGTAGTCCCTCGAGTAGGATTTTTGATGCGTCAGGGAGAGCGGTGCGTTTGTCCCCGTAATCGAATGAGTCCAGGAGGTGATTGGCAACGTCGTGAGCACCGGAAAGGATTGCGATGTAGAGCTTGACAAGACCGGAAGCAACCGGGTTTTGCATGGCACCTTGGCCGATAAGTTGGGTGGTGGCCTGAGCTGCCTGAAGGATACTAGTGTAGTATTTTTCGAGTACTTGGGTCATCATCAGGTAGGACGTTCGGTCCGCTTCACGGTTGCTTACACCGGTTGAGGCGGTGGTCTCGAAGAATACGCTGTCGGAGGACTCAGGAGTCACTTTGGTGATGGCCTCCTGGAGTTCAGGGTAGTTATCGGTATCGGAGGGTTCGATTCCGTGTTGTTGCATCCGCAGGAAGGCGCCCTTTGCAACGGAGTCCATTGGGTCACGAAAGTGGGTTAGGTACACGTTTACACGCCGGTTACCTTCTTGAAGGAGGCCGAGGGTACCTGCAGCGGTGTAGATCCCACGACGTCCGCTCATCACACCCGAACCGAAACCTTGCATAGGAGGGGAGACACCCGAGACACGTTCAGCGAGCTCGAGGCATTGGCGTTCTTCTTCCACTAGGTCGTTGTAGTTCGAAGAGAATTCGACGGTGAGTAGGTCGTTTGCCGGGTCGTCGAGCTCCCAGACCTTTCCAGGGAACCACTGGTTGCCCACGTTTGGGTTGTCGACGTAACGCTTTTTCTTCCAACCTGGCGCCCTGGCAACGATTTGGGCGTTTCGGCGGTCGTTATGGATGCTAGAGGCTTCCTCCTGAAAGGCTTCGAGGCGTTGCATCATGCTGTAGCCGTAGTAGGAGTCATCACGTGGAAAGAGACGGAAATCGATAAAGTCCGAGAGGTTACGCGGATTGGTGTTGAAACATCCGCGGAGATAGAGACGTTGGGCTGGGTTGAAGGTAATTCGGATGCTGTTCCGGCTAGGACTGCCAGCTGTTAGGGCATAGTCCAGCTCAGCCTCCACCACTTCAAAGGGAGTTTCGGGTTGTAACGGTACGGTACCCGCGGAGGTTTCAATCTGGCTCTGGTCGGCTTTACGTTCTACGGTCGGGCCTTTTAGGAGAGCGGTGCATGCGGTACGGTCCCAGATGCTACGGTCACGCCGCCATTCCACGTCCTCCTTGGTTAGGCGGAGGGTATGAAATTTGATTTTTGCGTCCTTCAGGCTGTTGGAACGGAAAGGGTAGGGGACGAAGTCACGAAAGGGGATTGGGTCCAGACACATCATGGGGCGTTGGATTTGGGTTTGGACGTATTTTGTCGAGGCGCTTGTGCTACCTTCACCGGTAGTTACCGAGATGTATTCGTCCACTTGAAGGGTGAGTTTTGCAGTGCAGGTACCTCCGCGAAGGGTACGGCCCAGGATGCTACGAAATTGAGGGTACCACCGCCAGACGTAATTCATCTTGAAGTCGAGAAATTGGCTGATGGCACTGGTCCAGGCGTATTGACCTGGAGGCCAGTGACGTACTTGAAAGAATGGGCGCACGGCGTACCAGAAACCCAGGATGCGTGCTTCGGTGATGTCTGTGTGGATCATCCCGAGAGGAATGATAAGGTTAGAGGAGTTAGGAAATGGGAAGTTACGGCGGGTTTGACTCGGTTTTGCTTCGTAGTTGTTGATCCACCGATCGTAGTCACCTTCGACTTGTTGGCTGCGACCGTCGGTGGCGGTTCGGTATTTTTCGCATAGGTAGCCGACCAGTTCTGTTTGACGGTCGATCGGAAGCCCGAGCTCGATCTGGAGGCTAGGTGTTTTCACTTTCCACTTCGCTTTCGTCGGATTCGACCTTGGAGGTGAGGTCCTCAACGTCCTCTTGGAGCTCTTCGAGAGACTCCTTAAGGCTGACGGCCAGGCTAAAAAGGGCTTCTTCGGCCGGGCTGTGAGGTTCGCTTTCCTGCCACTTTTTCACGATGTCTTCCCATTCCATGGTGCCTCCTATTTTAAGAGAGTTGGGGAGCCGCTGATTGGTACGGTGCTTCCGGTCAGACGGGTTAGGGTACCGCGCAGATCGTATTGTTTAGTCCAGGAACCTCGGGAGAACAGACTGCTACCGGAAGTAGACCACACTAGAAGGCCTGGACCTGAGGGGCCGCTTAAAGGGCAGCTCCAGACGTCAACGGAGACGCTACAGCCAGTTGAAAAGGAGCTTCCGATAAGCCACTGGGCGGTTTGGTTATAGGAGATCTGAGCCGCTTCGGAAAGGGTACCGCCGTCAAGGTCCCACCCGAACCAAGCGATTTGGGCGAGAGAAGGGTAGTAACTTGCTTGAAGGATGGTCCAGCGAGAGACCCACATGCTTTGGGTAGCGGGGTCGGTAAGGTTACGGTCCTTACCCCACGAACCTTCGGTGTCTAGCATCGGTTTGTTCCGGAGACCGCTGCTGTCGAATACTTGACGGAAACCTTGGGTTTTGGTCACGATAGAGCCGAAACACGCAGGGCCGTATGCACACCCGGTGGTTGAGTCCTGTTCAGGCATGGGAAATAGACTGACACCTTGACCGCCATATGCTGCGATGTAACCGTGAAAGGTACCACCGTCTGCGTAGCTGGCACCACCTGCACGAAGGTAGTCTTGCATCCACGTTAGGCCATCTGGGAGGGTACCGGAGGCACCTGCAGGACCGGAGACGGAGGGAGTTAGGAGCAGGCTGTGAGGGTCCTGGTGGATGATAGGATAGGCGGCGGAAGCCATGGCGATCATTTCGCTGTTGGTACCGGTCCAGAAGTTTGGGCTGCTGAATTCGTTCCAGAGTTCGTAGAATTTGACGTGTGGGGCTGTGACGCCGTTGTAGTGGTTGATGACTGCGTGAAGGAGATTGGTCCAGCTGGTCAGGTCCGAGGGAGGTGAGGGACAGACACGCCGGTCACCGATTAGGATGCAGCGGCTGGTGTCACGTGCGTGAAATTGAGGTGTGTAACCGAAAGTGATGGTCGCCGAGACGGTACCTGAGCTGTCCACCAGGCCTTTGTCGCGGGCTTCGAGGATGAAGTGATCGTAACTTGTGAAGTCGTAGATTCCGGGAAGTTTCTCGATGAAGCCCCACGCGAGCGTGGCGGGATGACCCAGGGCGCCGGTCGTGACGGAAGGCCAGGTGGGACCGTGACTGATCCCGAAGAAGGCGGCTGGGATGGCAGGTGGGTTTGACTGTTTGGAGGGACGGCAACTCATGAGAAGGAGACAGCCTAAAAGGAGTTTAGTGAAGGGGCGGAGCCTGAGAACCCCCTTAAGGAACCTAGAGTTCCCGGAGGACTTCGACTCTCCACGCGGACGCCTACCGAAGCGGTAGACCGACGAGCTTCGCCCCACTAATGTTTGGCGCTTGAGCTGTGTGTTTGATGTATGTTGAAGACTAGGCTGACATGAAGCATAGTCAACATACACTACACACCCTACAGAGTGCTGCGCATGACTCGCGACCGACGGTTGTGTCGACTCTGTAGTCACCAGGGAGTTCGGATCGTCCTTTGTCATGGCGAGACGTATCCTAGGTCTGTTGTCCACCCTGTCCGATTGAGCGTGTCGGGACCGGTTGGGTTCCGGAAACCCCTTATGTTCCCGGCACGCGTTTGAAGTTTGATCAGGTGTATCCATGTCCAAACCGCCCGGATTGAAAGGTCCCTTGGGTCCCGTCCAAATCAACAGGTTACCCACAGAAGAACTCCGTTTGTGTTCGTGAGGTCATCTCCTGCAAAAGTGCTTCCGGGACCTGATCGCTCGCCTCTGGGACCTGTACATCCCTCGGCCTGATCAGGTAGGTGACCCCGCCCGCCATCGCATCGATAACATCCTTGAGCTTTCCGGTAGGGAACCTCAGAAGCTGATTCCTTGCTTTCTCCTGACCAGCCCTCAGGAACATCCGCCTTTCCTCCACGACCGGTTGCAGATTCTGTCGAATCCTTTCATCCTTATGCATCTTCGTGCTTTGCTTCAGGTTCGGTTGCATCCATAAATTCCTGTGCATTTTACCACACGGCTGATCTCCTTCCTTGAGCCTGAAGGTACAGCGGGGTGACTGCCTAACCTCAACCAGAAAATCCGCAAGCCAGGTCTGGGCACCCACAGCCTCATAAAACCACCTGCAGATCCACCGGTCGTTCAGTTCCTGTACCTGATGCAGTCCGTTCCGGATCCCACCTAGGACCGCCCGAAAGTCAAGGAGGTAACGGTTCCAGCTGCTATCCATCCCCAACACGACGGCTGCGTGTTCAGCCCCACCGATCAGTCCTTTATGGCTTGGGTCGAAGTACCCCACCCTATCCAGATACTGTACACTAATCGGATAGGGTTCCTTAGGTACCTTAACGGCACGGTCGTCCACGACCTCATAGGACCCAATCCAGTCAGGTTTGAAGTCTCCACCTTCCCTCGGTATCGGATCGTTCAGATACTGGCAGCTGAAGATGTAGTCACCTTGCTTCCTCCGGATCCGTTCAAGTGTCTCCATCGAAAAACGCTCGGGGAAAGTCGGTCGGCCATCCTCAACTGCAGATCGGATGTAGAAATCGTATTCCGCCTCGTTCTCCTCAATCCAATGATAATAATCGCTATCGGTCCAGTAGGTTCCCAGTACGATATCCTCCGAACTCCCAAGTTCTGGTTTCACAAACAGACCTTCACTATACCGATGCCAGTCTATCGCTCGGTTCATCTCGGTCTCTGACCGACTGGCGCTGAAACCTATCAAGTCATCCTTGATCTGCATCTCATAATGCTCGCCCGTCACCGCCACGCCTACCCCCACACAGCTTACGCTGGGTTCAGCACGGGGACGGAGCCTTGGCAGGATAATCTCATGCTCGTCCCATTTACCCTCCTGGCTGTCAGGACTGGTCACTTTACCCTGGGGCGGGATGACCTCAGGGAAAATCCACTGAAGTATCTGATTAGTCCTATAATGCCCTTTGATCTCTCTCAGTGTCTGTTTGGCACCGTCATCCGTTTCCCGGCCAATGACCATGCTGATATCCCGTCCGTTTTCAATCTTTTCCTTTGCGTGCCTCCAGATAGCATAACTCTTGACAATGGTTGTTTTGAAGGCACCGCGTTGAAGCAGGAGGACCTGACGGTGAGTTTTACTAAACTGCAGAAAATCACAAACCCCTTTATGGAACTCAACAGTCAGATCGGTGTATCCCAGGACGGCCTTCACAAAAAAGTAAAAGCTACTCAGTGCCCGTTGTCTGACCTCGGTCCTCAACTCCGTCGCCTGACCGCTGGCGGCTAGGGTTAATATATCGTTGCTGGCCATTTAGGCTGGTTTCACTCTCCTTGACAACCTGTGCGACGTTCTGTAGAAAGACACCGAACTGAATGTTACTCGGACCTTGCCCCTGGGCGGTTTGGCCTTGGACACGTGAGCTGGTATGCGGATTCCTATCCAGGATATCCTGTACCGCAGCCAAGCGGACCCGTTCATTCTTACTCTGAATAAGCTCCTCCAGCTCATTTAGCCCTTCATCCGCCATCTCATCCAGCCGCCTCTGGAAGTATTCGGTACTGAGCTGGTACTGCTCCATGATCCGTTTATGTGTAGCCGCATCCAAGGTCCGGATCCTCTCCATAAGCTCAGCCGACCGAAACTGCCTGCGGACCCAAGCATAAGATCTTGTAAGAGCTATCGCCATCTCACCGTATGTGAATCCGGCCACGGCCATCTCTGCAATTCGCTCCCACTCACCAGTTGGACGGTTTGTTGGTGTCAGTTTGCCGAGCCCTCCGTGTTTCCCTTCACTTTGCAGTCGAAGGTGACTTATCTCAGCCTGCAATGCTTGTCGTTCGAGTCCCGGTCCTGGAGGTCTGATATCCATGTCCTGAGCGCCAGCTGCGTTCCTATGCCTAAAGCCGATTATACCCCATTACAAACACGCGGACAAGCCGGTACTGGGCACCGTATGTGCAGGTCCGCCCGTTGTCTTTCAAGGTCCCGTGAGATAGGTGACGGTTTTTTAGGGAGTCATTTTTATCGTGGGATGCCTGACTCGTTTTGTGAACGACGCGCACGACCCATGACGCGACCTGAGCATGTCATTAAACTGCTCTATCTCAATAAGGTGGTCGTTATGACTAACCGCAAGAAACGTCAGATCGAAGAGATTATCGATCGGCGTCAAGCTGTACTCTATCGTAAGATGCAGAAGAAGATCAAGCGTCTTACGAAGAGGTATGCTAATGACGAGTGGCGTAAGCTACTCGCCTCCTGGCCTGAGCTAGAGTGTCTCAGGCCTCACGTAATAAAGTAACACAACTCGCGTCCTGAGCATGACAGTAAAAGGCTCTATTTCAACACATAGGTGATAACATGAACATCATGATGTACAACAACATAGTGGGTAAGGTCTCTGAGGCTGTCAATAAACTAATGAAGAAACTTGAGGACAGTCCCTTAAGTCTCAACATAGTTACTATGCAGATCACAGACAGCCCTTACGTTAGGATAGACCTAGAGCTACCCTACCACGGCAGAGCAGGATCACCAGAGAACGATCCGATATATCGTCACTGGACTATGGTGGCTGCATGTGGTGCAAAGGTAACTAGGGATCCTAACTTTCCCACTACAGTCTGGTTCCTCATTGAGTGGGGTTACTCAAACCGCATTCGTGTGGAAATCAGAAACTATCCTTGCAACTGGACCGTTAAGTGCGAGGAGGTCACGGAACGTAAGTGCTTCCGTGTGTACGAAGACGGACACAAAGTCGAGTTGACTAACGATGAGATAGAAGAGGTCAGGTAGCCTCGACACGAAGGGCTTGTGACAGGAGCCCTTACGTCGGTGCTTCTACAGACCGAACCGTGCAACGCATGCCCAGCCAAGGGGTGCACCGCACAGGAGATGATACAATGCAGGAACCTTATGTCAATTTGAGTCAGATCGTGGCGCTTGAGACTGAGTGGCAGCGGCAGAAGAACGCCAACGTCTTCAGTCTCCAGAAGCTCCGCGAAGCTGCTAAGCTCAGCGACTTCCAGGTGTGCTACCTGATGTTCAAGGGTGGCTACACCATTCGCCATAGCAAGATGCACCATACTAAGGCGAAGGCTGAGATGAAGGATGCAATGATGCTCCTTCGTCGTGCTCAGGTCGATCCTGAGTTCGCTGAGAAGCTCGGTTGGGCTACTCGGGTAGAGATGAACAAGGTGCTCGAGAACAGCTAGATGACTCACGACCTGAGCAAGTCGTTAAAAGGCTCTAATTCACAATGAGGTGTGTAGATGAGTAAAGGTAAAAGGTTGTTTGTCAGTGGAAAGAGTATGCCGAGGAAGGTGTACGAGGTCCTTGCATACGTCCGTGAGGTAACCATCGAAGGTAACGGATACAAGTTAGCCTTCGAGGATGTACCTGACACCACTCAGGTCCTGAGGACGTTCCATAGTACGGACGAAGCAGAAACCTGGATTCACGACAGGATCGAATAGATCCGCGTCCTGGGCACGACGTTAAACTGCCCACAACCAGAGGAGGTGATGCCTTTGACACTATGACCGAGCGTGAGAAAACAAGGTGAAGAGCCCGAGGCGTGAGTCTCGGAGAGCAACACAGTGGGCTGAGTTGGCCTCGCACTGTCACGCTCTCTCGGCGACGACCTCACCTCGAAGTATCACGCGACAACTCGACTCACTGGGGCACCGTCTAAGTCCCGCGGACAGCAAAGCGCCGCCAGCCGAGCCACCCGTCTCGCTCGCAGGGTGATGCGCGAGATGCTGCTAAATATATATTAGAAGCAGTTTAGTAGACGACACGCACAGCGGGACGACCGAAAGCACATGTCACGTTGGTGAACACGCTACGGCTTACCGTTGTGCAGGTAGAGGATAACATGGAAACACCTAAGGTTGTTGTTGAGAAGCGCACCTACACCCAGCTGAGCGCGGCCTTCGCAAACGGTGGCATCACGCTTGAGGGGCTTCGTAAGGCGATCGGCGATGTGCAGGTCGTGGAGCTCGTCCGCCGGGCCGTCGCTTCGAATCAGTCTCATCTCCGGTCCCAGGTGAAGCGGCAGGAGACGATCAAGCTTGCAATGCAGCTCTTGAAGGAGCATGAGGCGGCTGCGCTGGCGACGGATGAGGCGGCTGAGGAGTAGAGGCCGAGAGAGGGTGGGATGCCGGTAAGGGTCCCACTTCCCGCTGGCGCTTTGACAAGGTGTGTGGTATAATTTGAACACAAGGAGGCGAGCGGTATATGTTAAGGGAACAACAAGGAGGCGAGATGATCAGAGTGTGGACGACCCCGCCGGGGCCGGTATGCCGCGTTCAGGTTGGTAACGGTGAGGTGAGGGACCTGACGAGGGAGCAAGTGAGGGAGCTAGTAGGGTTCCGGCAGACACATGTGGAGGTCAGGTGGAGGAGGGACCAAGCAGGCGGGAGGGTAGCGGTGGAGGTAGTTCATGGTGAGGCACCACTGGTATGGTGGAACCCACAGGGAAAAGCGGCGGCGGAGGTTAGAATTTATGAGTGAAATTCCAGTTCATCCCGTGCAAAGGCACAAGGGTCCTCAGTGGGAAGCTGCCGTGTGCCCACAGGTGGTAACGCTCCGAGCCTACGAAGTGTACTCCAAGGTATTTCGGCCACAGGAAGCCATGATTAGTGGTAACTGCCGCGGTGGTTTTGGGGTCGGTGAGCTTATCGCTCTTCTCTACGCTCGCAGTTTCCCTCAATCTGAGTGGCAACAACGGGTTGATGAGGCGTTTCGCGGGATGAAGAATATTTGATGCCTTTGAAGGGATTAAGGCGATGAGGGAAGAGAAGAAGCTTAGTGGGACGTAACCGGCACGCGGAAGTCCGGCGATGATGGAGGATGTAACATGGCACAAGCAAGCGTGAAACATCCGAGGGTTGAGAGTGTGATAGGGCACATACTCAATCCTGGGCATAAGGAGGGTGACAAGCCGCCACGGGTGGAGGCAGTGGAGTCGGACAGATGTATCCAGCCACCAATTGGGTGTGGACAGCCAGCGGTGGCCTTTAGGGACCTGCTCAGCAGGAGGGAGTATGCGATCAGTGGGCTCTGTCAGGCTTGTCAGGACCGCGTCTTTGGACAGCCGGAGAGGGGAGCTGCGGATGAGCAGGAGGGAGAGAAGAGATTGACAGGACTGGTTGGTAGAGGGAGCCTGCTGGAGGACCGAAAGCTAGATAGGTTCCATCCAGGTGGTGAACTCGATCCAACTGCCAGTACGTAGTGGTGTTTGGACGGTGAGAGCGGCTGCCAGACGTTCTCCCGCCTGTATACCCAACCTTAAGGGAACACAGGAGAGAGAGGTGATGTGTAATGAAAGGGATGTACTTTGTCACACCGCCAAATGGGCCTCCAAAACAGTTGACAGCAGACGAGCTCAATGACCTACTGAGAAATCAACACAGTGGGAGATTTGAGGTGGAGACAAGAATACCGACGCGACCACAACAGAGGGTCTGGTGTGCGGTTTATTGTGCTGAGGAGTACTGCGAGGAGGTAGAGAAGGTCCTGAGGGTAGTGTACCAAGCGATTGGTACCGTTCACCCGGAGTGGGAGTTCGATATAGATCAGGACTGGGAGAGGTGCCATGATGAACTGGAACAGTGAGGTGCCTATCATCCAGACAGAATGTGCGGAAGGGAGGTGCCCGGATTGCCAGGGAACGGAACGGACGTGCGCATGCGAATGCCACGAAATCATTGAGGAGGAAACGGACGATGGCAACAGTGGTAACGATTAGGGAGCAGGTACGCACCATTGACAGTACACCCGGGGTCCAGATCTCTGCGGCATGTGGGTGTGGCTGGCGCGGAGTGGAGGTCCTCGAGGCGGTGGCACATACCGCCGAAACGGGTCATGCAACGGATGTCAGGATTAAGATCAGACCGATCGGACGGTAGGATACATCACATATAAAGGGAGGCAACGCAATGAAGGTTGAGATACGATTGCAAGGCCGGGTGATACCGAAGGATCCTGCAGGGGATCCTGCGTTCCCAGACCTACCAGCGGTACTCAGGGTATTCACACCAGAGGAGGTCACCGAGATCGTTAATCGGTGGCTCTATGGGGCTGGATATCAGCAGGATTATCACCGGAAGAGCTGGAAGAAGAGGCTCGAGTTGACCAAACGCCTTAATCAGCACCTCAGGGAACGGTATGGACGTACACAGGCACGCTGTACCGAAAAGGAGATTGCCGAGGCGCTCGTGGAACTTGCCAGAAAGGGGGAGGGTGAATGATGCAGATGTTTACGGTACGATTGGTAAGTCAACGGCACCCGAAAAGTGGGATTCAGCTTGAGATTGCCGGACGGGCTGATCTCCCACCGTTGGAGGTCTGGAAACGTGGGGATCCACCCCTCCAAAGTAAGCCGTTGTATAACACAGCGGAAAAGTATCTTGCAGGACTTGCACGACTCTTCCCGTCGGAGGCACCACGACTGGGGTATAACCGAGCGGTGCTCTACCGTCAGATGTACAACATGAGGTGGAGACATAATCCGCCGCCGGTTAGGCCCTTTTCGGTAGCACCGGTACCGGTGCCTGTGACACCCTGCACCACACCGGAGACAGAGTACCTGGTAGGGTGGCGTACATGGATTGTCGCGGAAGACGTGGTAGGTCCAAGTGCGCCAGATTACCTCCGACTCGTTAGCGCAGTGCAGCAACGAGCGATCTGGACGCCGCTTCAACCGTTAGAGGCGGACAGGACCCCTGAACAAGACAACAGTAGTGGGATCTATGCAGAGTACGAACCTAAGGCGCAGTACGCCCACGTGAAGGGTGCCGTGTACGGTCAGGTCAATCTCTGGGGACGGTTTGTCCAAGGTGAGCTGGCAGTCCGTGCACAGTATGGTTACCCACGGAACTTCTACCTCCACAGTGTTAACTTCAGGTATGTTGACTTCCTGAAGCAGTGGAGGGTACCGATCTATGTTTACGAGCCCTTACGGATCTACGACCCGGCTGAGGACGGGTGGGGATTCGAAGGCGATACATCACCTGAAGAAGGAGACCTTAAGATATGAACCCTGGAAGGACGACTAAGATCGGAACCTCGGAGCCTGTGTTCAGCCCGGTACCGGTGCCTATTCCTGTTCCGCTGCCGGAACCAGCCTACGCACCCGAAAGGGAGCCTGCACTTGTCCCTGCAGGTCCGACAGACCCAGATGATGACGACTACAGCAACGGCAGGTAACCCAAACCGCCGGAGGGGTTGTGACAGGACCCCTCCAAAGTCTTGGAGTGAACGTTGTGCCCTCTATTTTACTTGTTCTATGATATCTTATATTCAGTTTTAGAATATAGAGAGATATAGTTTTGTTCCTTCTTGTTCTCTTTTCTATGTATTTGCTTTTTCTATTAGATCGATTGAAATTCGGGAAGAAGGGCATAAAACACGCTAACTCGTTGATTCTAAAAGTGTTAGACAACGTCCGCGAAAAGCAAAACGGACTAGACACGATGTTTTGTGAATCACAAGTTCCGTTTTTATAAGGAGGAGGATGCAGACACCGATCATCGAACGTGTTGATTATCACGGATGGATACTTCGTCGGGAGGGACTGGGTGGCTGGTGGTATGTTAGCAGACATCCGCTTTTCGACGCGGTTTTCGTCTCATCTGAAATCGAGGATGCAGTTCAGAGTTGGAGCCGTTTAACCGGCAAAACCGCAAGACTTGAACCTTGTCCCACCAAACTCACAGGGTCCGTTCCCGATGCATGGTGGGTCTACACTATTCGCAACTCCCACTTTCTTAGGAAGGGGAAGGTTGGGACAACCCGTAACTTTAACCCTAAACTACTGCTAAGCTTCTCTCCTGAAACACCACGTGATCTAGAACTCCGAACGTTATGGGAGAGATGGTCACGAAAACGTTACAGGAAAGTTGGCGAGTTCGAAGTTAATCTAAATCCAAAAGGAGTAACCTATGTCAGATGAAACACAAAGAGCTGCAGCCACTCAAAAATCGGTCACTGTTCGCTTACCGTTTTTCGGGGAGACTAAACAGATGATCCGGTACGGCTGGGACTGGAACGACCCTGAGAAACCAGACGGCCTTCCAGTCGATAACCTCTACATCAGGAAACACGCGCTCCGCGACCAGCGGACCAGCGCCCCGATGCAGGGCCAATCAGAAGCGTGGCCGCATCACATCCAGGTTGTCATCCAATGGGTCTGACCAAAAGGAGGACAATTGGGCGGTACTTTAGCTCACAGTACCGGCTTGTTCTGTGAAGTTCGTTGTGATATAATGTACAGGTAACATAAAACAGGGTGAGAGGTGCCCTATATTCCCTCTCGCGACCTACAGGGTCGGAAAGGACAAACATGGCGGTTGACGAAGCAAAACTTAAGGAAGAGATGAGCAAGATGACAAAGGAGGACCTCGAAAAGGAACTCCTTAAGATCCGCGAGCGTCAGCACACCCAACAGATGAAGCAGAAGCTCCGTGGGGGAAACACTGAGTATCAGAAGCGTCAGCGGGAACGCTACAAACTCCTCAAGGAACGTGCGGTTGCCGCGGGCCTCTGGGAGACCATCGACGCAGAAGCAAAACAGCGTGCCAAGGGTAAGCTGATCGGTCAGCTGAAGGAGGCAGCCGAAGCTAGCGAGTAACCGTGGGTGTTCAAGCGCTCCTGGGCATCAGGTCGCTTGACAGATGGGGCCGTTAACTCACAGTGACGGCCCCTTCCTTTGTGACCAAGACAGGACTTTGAAATTCAAGGAGACCTTTATGAGCAAGTATTGGGATGACCGCGAGGTGACCATAACCGTTAAGTTCTGGATCTCCTGGCCGAAGGACAAGACACCTGCCATATCCACACTCAGGGACCTTCTCAGCTCGGTTGAGGCAGCAACCCACCGGATACTACTCGAGAACACCGCCGGTGGTATCGTCCACCACAGCATGCAAGACGTTACCCTTAAGGAGGACCTTGACGCATGATCATGAACTTCAGCACGCTGGACCTGTACGAACAGTGCCAGCACAAATATCTAAACCGACACATCCGTCGGCTTCGCCCGCCTCCGATGGTGACCCTCGAACGGGGATCGGGTGGTCACCGTGGAATTGCACACTTTCACAAAACAGGTAATGTTCACGAAGCCGTGGAACTCGCCGAACACGAAATCCGTGAGGAGATGGACGCCGCAGACCTCCTCGCAGAAGAAGTCCCGGAGTGGGAACGTGCCATAATCTCAGCACGTGAAGGTGTCCGACAGTATGCTGAGCGGTACAGCCGATTGGACTACACCGTTCTCCGAACGGAAGTGAACTTCCTTGTACCCATCCCGGGTACCACACATCACTGTTGGTTCCTTCACGAACAGCTCCTCCGTAGCCTTGGCGGAGGTCCGGCCTACCACGTCTGTCCCGGTGCCTGGCCTCAGGGTTACAGCTGCCAGGTCCCCTACTACCTAGCCGGAGTGACCGATGCAGTGATCTCGATGACACACGGTTCGATCTGGCTCCTAGACCACAAGTTCAGCGGATTGAAACAGGACATCTTTTTCAAGCAGTACCTTCTCGACATGCAAGGTACCCTATACTGCTGGGGAGTTCAGGAAAGCACCGGGATTACCCCACGTGGCTTTATCATCAACAAGCTGAACATGCCGTGGAGGAACCAAAGCGCAGACAACGTCACCATCGAAAGCGAACCCTATCCACGTGTCCATCAGGACTATCAAAGGATGCTCCACTGGGCGGTTGATATCGGTACGGAGATCGAAGCCAAGCTGAGTAGCGGTCGGGACCCAAACCTATCGTTTCGTGTCAGTCCACGTGCCTGCACCGACTACAACCGCACCTGTTGGTACCAAGGTCTTTGTCTGGAGTGGGACGACCCGAGCCTATTCAGTAACTTTGCACTAGACCCGCTCCGTTACCACGACATCGGATACTTCGACCTACTTTGGCGCCAAGGACTTCGGTGGAGCGAAACGCCAGATGAGATTAAGGACTACGTCATCGAAGAAGGACTGAAGCAAAATCTAACCACCCACAAAGGAGAACTACACAATGTCAAATGATGTACGGTGCCCTCGGGCGCCTGAAGGTCCGATCCTAATCAGCCTAAGCGGAGGGATGGACAGCGCAACAGTCCTCTACTACGCACTCAGTAATCATCCACCGGAGGAGATCTTCGCGTGTTCAATCGACTACGGACAGTCACATCACAAGGAACTCAGCGGTGCTCAGGCGCTTGCCAAGCTGACCAAGATCCGTTTCTGGTCTGTACGTGAACTTCCCCTAAAGAACTTCACGCAAAGCGCACTCCTGAACCCTACAGGCAGGTACAGCGATGCTGAGGCGCCTGTCCTACCCGATCCTGGCGTAGCCCCATCTTGGCTCCCTGCACGTAATGCAATCCTCCTGAGCGCACTTGCCGGACTTGCCTACACCCTCGGAATCAACACCGTAGGCACCGGGGTGAACGCAGTGGACTGGAGTGGTTACCCCGACTGCACCCCAGAGTTCGTGGATGCCCTTCAAACAGCGCTTCAGTTCGCACTTGGCCGGCCACACGAAAAAGCAACCTTTCGGCTCTGGGCACCTCTCCTTCACCTAAGCAAAAAGGAAATTGTCCTGCTCGGTGAAAGCCTCGAAGTACCCTGGCATCTCACATGGTCATGTTACAACCCTGACGAGGACGGCAGGCCCTGTCAAACCTGCGGCGCCTGCACCGTCCGCGCAAAAGGCTTCGCGGACGCAAACCTGAACGATCCTCTCCTGGAGGAAGCATGAGGACCCTGCCCGATAACATCCACTGGTGGTGTGGTGCCTGTGGGAAACATCTCGAAACAAACCAAGGACACGAGGAACATCGTCCCCTCCGCCGAGTAGGCCTCGGAGGGGACGGCCTATTCTGGCTTGTGTTCGGTGAGTACGGTACCTGGAAAACTCGCTTTGCAGGTACCTTCCCATCACCCCTTAGGATCGAGGACTTCGACCTCGGTACCCTAAGCATCCAGCAGGAGATCCTCAAGCTAGGCCCCCGATGTAAGGTTCAACACTACGATCCTGAGGACCCTGAAACCTTTGAGGCAGCAGAGAAGAGTATCCTCAGTTTTGATCCACGCTGGAGGAGCCTGATTATCGACAGTGCCAGCGGCCTGGAACGTGCATGTGCAAGTAAAGCAAAAGCTGTTTCCGGACACGAACTGATGGAACTGAGTGATTGGAACCCGGCAGGCGAACGCTTCGGAAAGCTGATGCGGGTCCTTCAGTGGTACAGCCTCGCTTTTGGCTGTCAGATCCTGGTCACTGCCCACGAGGAACTTGACAGGGAGTACACCAAGGGTGCCTACGTAGCCGGACCAGGCGGCAAGCTTCAAGCTGCAGAACCGACCAGCATAAAGGGACTACCTGACCTAACCGGTAAATGGGCACGCCGTGCAGGGCGCCTGCCGGATGTGATCCTTAGGAGCCGTGTCCTGAACGGTGCCCCAACTCTCGTCGCCATCCGCGAAACCGTAGGTGGTGGCGGCGCTTACTGGGAGGTAAAGGACCGAACCGGTACACTAGAATCCCTAGCCCCAACCACCTGGGGTGGCGGACAAGGGAGGCCCTGGAACTACGGTGCGGGATACTGCCCACCCTTCTGGCCGTATCTCTGGCAGGAGATCACAACTCGACGAAAGGAGCTTCAAGTTGCCAACCCTACTTCAGTATCAGTTCACCATCCGTGACGACTGGCCGTATGTTAAGCTACTCGTCTACGAAGGCCCGCGACTGATCGTACAGGACCGTCAACAGTACGATGTCGCCTTCCCGAATTTTGAGGTACGCCTAAAGAACGTGCTTCAATCTGCCTTGCAGACTATCACTGCAAGCCATACTTAAACAGGAGGAACACACAATGCCGCGTTATAGTCACGATATGGAACAGGTTGCTGACTTCGGAGTGCCTGTAAGCCGGGGTTGGCACCGTTTCCGTATTGAGAGTCAAGGGGAGCAGGACAGTAAGAATACCCCAGGAGCAAAGAGTTGGGTCTACCACTTCGTGTGTCAGGACGAACCCGAGGTGGGACAAATGCACATCCAGTACTGCAGTCTTCAACCGCACGCCCTGGGAGGACTCAAGGCAATCTACAAAGCGTGTAACTACCGTCCGGGACGCGAAGGTCACGACCCGGAGACCATCAACGACTGTGAGATCTACGGACTGGTCGATTGGGAACTGTTTGATCCGACAACCAACCGTGGGACTCCCGCGCCCGCCAGCCTGAAGGAAGCGCCGGAGGGCAAACAACTCAGGAGCAGGATTGCACCGTGGAACTTCAAGTCGATCAACGAACCTCTGCCTGCAAGCCGGTCAACTGCAGCCGCAGTCGGTTCCTTTACCGGACCGTCCGAAGACGTTCCGCTCTAGACCGAAAGGGGTGCTCCTTGATTCACTACACCGAAAAATGTGCGCGATGTAAGGAACCTTGTACGCACGACCTGCACACCACGCTGTCCTTGCTGTTTCACGACGGCGTTTCGAGCACGATGCTCCACACCAACCGTGAAATCGGGGAGCACCTCTGCATCGGCTGCACCGCAGACTTCATCTCACTATGGGAGGACTTCCTAACATCATGGCCTGGGCAATTAGTAAACTGTTCCGATTCAGTGCAGCACACCACCTCCTCAGGGTCCCAGAAGACCATCCCTGTGGCCGTCAACACGGACATAACTACACCGTCGCCTTTACCCTCAGCAGCACCGAACTTGCACCAGATGGTGTTGGCTGGGTCCAGGACTACGGTGACCTCCACCCGATTCGTTTCTGGATTGATCAGAAGCTCGATCATCAGGACCTGAACGAGGTCTTCCGGGAGGAGCTTGAAAACGGCGCCTTGATCAACACCACAGCGGAATGTCTCTCACACTACCTCTATAACAGGTGGAAGGGTCAGTTCCCTCTCCTCCTCGCAGTTGACGTTCAGGAAACCGAAACAGTCCATTGCACCTACATCCCATCCTCAGGAGAGTCCCATGAAACAAAAAGTACTTGTGGTTAGCGAACACGATCTCGGAATTCCATACATCCTGAATGTAAACGAAACCCAACTCAAACAGCTCTCCGAGGACGACACCATCATCGTTCTCCGGTATGTTTCCGACAGCTTCCAGCAACTTAACGATGCGGGCAGGTGGGTAAAGGTAAAGAAAGGAGAGTACAACTTTGAAGGCTAACCAACTCGCACTCGCGGAGACCTTCCACAGTATCCAGGGGGAGGGTACTTGGACAGGTACTCCGATGTATTTCATCCGGCTTGCAGGTTGCACCGTAGGTCGCCTTAAGGACACAGCACTACCCTCCCTACCTGCAAGCGCAGACGGCCGGACCTTCCTTACAGGTGGTGCACCTGCCTGGACCTGCCGTACCCACGACGGCCGACCCTTCTACTGCGACACGGATTTTAGCGTACATGAACACGCGACCTACGAGGAACTCCTCGGCCAGTGCCGTGAGGACCATATTTGTTTCACGGGAGGTGAGCCACTTGCACAACTGAACCGTATCCTTCCACTGATCCGGATGATCCTGGATCTTGACAAATGGGTCCATATTGAGACCAGCGGGACCATCCCTTGGACCGATCTGATGCGTTACAACCATGTTTGGGTCACGGTCAGCCCAAAAGGAGGTTACCTCCTGGGCGTCCTCACATCCGCACAGGAACTGAAACTCCTTGTAGACCAAGACTTCCCGAAACATCTTCCGGTGGAGGTACTGAACCATCCGAACGTTTGGGTCCAACCGATCAATCTCGATAAGGAGGTAAATCAGGATAATCTGGAGCGGGCGATCAGTCTCCTGAGGGACCATCCTAACTGGAGACTAAGCGTCCAGCTCCACAAGTTCCTGGGACTAAGATGAAGAACGGGAAAAGGAGTGCACATCAGCGGGATATCAAGGCGGTGCTGGCTGCACCAGTCCTCGATAGTTTCGTGACCAAAATGGCGGTTTGGAAGGTGTTCCTAAAGGAACGCTACATCGCCGGCGTCCAAACGTGGTCCGTTATCGCTGTTAAGGTAGACGGAACCGTCATCGGCCCAAAGGACTACCTGAGCCCCAGACTTGCAAAAACGGAGTTCGAACGCCTCAGGGACCAGCTCACTACCTACACCACAGACATAGGAGATCTTAACGTATGAGCAACGCACTACAACAGGACTGGATCGACACCTCAGGTGCCAAACGCTCCAGTCAAGCACCACGTTACGACCTAATCCCAAGCAACGCATTGCGGCGACTCGCTGCAAGATACCAACTCGGAGAGGTAAACTATGGAGCCTGGAACTGGCAAAAGGGACTCAGATCCCCAAAATGGAACACCCAAGTCTTTGATCACATCATCGATCATCTCCTCCGTGCCCGCGACGAAGGCTGTCAGACGGAGGATCACCTTGCAGCGGCAGCCTGGGGATGCTTCTCGCTCATCGAAGCAGACGCTCTTGAACCCTTTACTGATCGAACAGGGGGTGACCCTCTTGCTTCGTGGGCTAGGGGTAGACCTCGGGAACCGGAACTTCCTGGAGACACCGGAACGAGTGGCTCGGTTCTACCAGGAAATGTTCGGTCAACGGGAGGAACCGAACTGGGAGGTCTTCCCAGATGAGTACTACTGCAACATGGTGCTTCTCAGGAACCACAGTCTCTGGAGCCTATGTCCACATCACCTTCTGCCTGTTAAACTCACATGCAGTATCGCCTACCTTCCAACTCGAGGTAAGGTACTCGGACTCAGCAAGCTTGCTAGGGTTGTCAACTTCGCGAATGGCAGACCCCTCCTTCAGGAAGAGTTCACTCACCGTATCGCAAAAGACCTTAGCGATCTTACTGGCGGAAGCCCTACAGCTAGTTACGTCCGTGGAAGACACATGTGCGCCAGAATCAGGGGTGTTAGGACCGAAGGTGATTTTGCAACCTATGCTGTAACCGGCAAGTTTGAAACCGACACCGCGCTCCAGGCAAGGTTCTTTGATCTACTTAGGAGATGACGCATGTACGAGAAACCAGACAGCTGTAAAGCCTGCCCGTTGTACAAGGAGCCAGGACCTATTTTTGGGGTGGGACCTGGCTCCTCCCGCCTTGCACTCGTTGGGATGAACCCGGCAGCGGAGGAGATCCGAGAAGGGACACCATTTACAGGGAATGCGGGCAGGTATATGAACCGAGCCTTACAATCGCTTGGGATTCCGCGACGTGAGTGCTTTGTAACAAATATTGTCAAGTGCAGGACACCACTTGACCGGGATCCGACTCAACAGGAGGCCGCTTGTTGCAATCATTTCCTACAGGATGAGCTAGCTGCCCTGCCACAACTTAAGGTTGTCCAACCGCTTGGTGACCTCTCAATGAGTATGCTAACGGGTCAACAAGGCATTGGGAAGTGGAGGGGGTACGTTGAGCGACATAACGGCCTGATGTATATCAGCACCTTCCATCCAGCTGGCGTTGCACGTAGCGGAGGCTTCCTTTCGTGGTACTTTGAACGCGACCTCCGGAAAGCCTGGAGGCTTGCACAAGCGGATTGGAACCCAACCGAACGGCTCAATCTGAACCCAACCGAACAGGAGGTGGTGGACTACATCCTGAAGTGTAAGTCACGAGGGGTCTTTGCAGCAGATATTGAAACCCCGGATAAGGTGGTAGATGATGAAACCGATGTTTATCAGGTCGCCACGGTTCAAACGGAGATTAAACTCCTCGGACTGAGCTGTGCCAGTCATGAAGGCTTGGTAGTGCATCCGGAATATCTTCCGCTTACCGCACCGCTCTTTGGTGATCCATCTCTGACCTGCGTGATGTTTAACAAACAATTCGATGCCTGGCACTTGGGAACCCACTTCCCTATCCGGAACAAGATCTTTGATGTGATGATCGCACTGTACTTTCTGTTTCCTCAGGCAAGACCCAAGAACCTGGCTACCGCTGCCTCCTTGTTCGCAGCTGGACGTCGATGGAAACCCCAGAAGAAAAGGGGACAGGTTATCTGGGCCCCTCCAGGCCAGACCGAACCTATCTATAACCTCCGGGATACCTATAACACCTATGATTGTTACCTTCCGATGCTTCGGATGATAAGAGGTGCGGTATGACAACCAGCGGAATTGTGCCGATTCACAGCCTTGAGGACCTGTACAATCATCACGGTATGCGGCTCCTCGACGAGGTCTTCAAGTGGCAGACCCACGGGGTCCGGACCGATCAAAGACTTTGTATGGAGAAGGAACTGCTTCACCGGCGGGCGCTTGATCATAACACCGAGCTCTGGAACAGCCTGTTCCCTACCGTGGACTGGGCGAGTCCGAAACAATGTGCCGAGTTACTTTACGGTCCCTTAGGCATTCCGCCAAAGTACAACCGCAAAAAGAAGGCGGATGGTAGTATCAACCAAAGTCTGACCACCGATAGCGACGCACTGGATAGTATCATCTACCTAGACGTACCCAACAAAGTACCCAATCCAGACTGCCCGGAAGTGGTAAAGCTCCTCTACGACCTGCGAAACAGCAAGATGAGACTCCAAATCCTAGAAAGGGTAGGACCCGACGGATATGCGCATCCCAAAACCCTTGTGCATCGTTCAGAAAGCGGAAGGTTGGTACAGGCGGAGCCTAGTCTTTATAACATCACGGATGATGATCGAGATATCTTTCTTCCTGATTGCCCTGAACACGACTGGCTTCACGTGGACTACTCTCAGGTGGAGTTGTGGATGGAGGCATGGTACTCTAAGTGCAGGCGCCTATTGGAGATTAAGGAGCAAGGTGATTATATTCATGGTATCGTATACCAGGACCTCTTCAAACGACCATTCTTCAGGGATGGGTGTCCACCCCATAAACGGTACCGTAGACCAGACATCATTGCAACCGACCTCCTGAAGGCAAAATACTTCCCACACGGAGTAAGCAATGGACTCGGATATAAAACGCTGGCTGAGAAGTACGGCTGGACGCTTGACGAAGCAAGGAAGTATCTTGACAGGTACCTTGAAGATAAACCGGAGATCAAACAGTTCCATCACTGGATCGAGACCGAGGTGTCGCGGACAGGGGTCCTCTTCACGAACTATCACAGGACACGTCGCTTTAGCTTTGCGGAGCGTAACGAGGCACTTGCCTTCCATCCTCAAAGCACAGCTTTGGACCTGCTCATTTCTCATGCTTTACTTCCTCTGCCAAGTGTGCTGGAACGGTTTACGTGTACTTGCACGCCTCCACATCCGGCTCGCGTCATGCTTGGAGTACATGATAGCGTCGAGGTTAGCAGCCCTAAACGGTACCGTGCCGAAGTGGCTCGTACGGTTGTAGCCTACATGCAAGCACCGATTCCTGAAATGGACGGATTTTGGATCCCGGCAGAACCCAGCTTTGGGCCTAACTGGCGGGATCAGGAACCACTTGAGATAGGAGACT